GATACCGTTCACCGGATCGTTAAGAATGAAGCGCGTCCCGGCGCTGGCGGCGTCTACTACGCTTGGCGCGAATAATACTTCGAGGGTAGGTAACGCCATTAGACTTGCAGCGCAGTAAGCCCGCGCCGTCTAGCACGCGCTAGGGCGTCAACGACGACCCGCTCGATGGCGGCTGCGTCTCCGGCGACCGTGTTGATGTTGATGACGGTGCTGGCTCCGCCCATTCCGCCCCCTGCGCCTTGTCCCCCGCCCCCTAGTTTATGGTTGGGGATTATGGTTCCGGCGCTGTTGGGCATAAATAGTTCGGGGCCTTTTTCGCCGACGATGTACGGCGTGTTAGCCGAGACGGGACCGCCGTCGGCCCTATAAGTGCCGTCCAGTTGTCGCGTTAATCCTCTCGACCGTGCTATCCCTTCGGCGGTGATTTGACCGAACTGGAATTGCGCTCCGGCGAACCTGCGTATAAGGTCTTCAACCGCAGCGATGGCTTGGCTTGTGTCCACCGTTACCTTTGCGCCCTTGTCCTTTATCCCGCCGAGCTTATCGATCATCGCCTGAATCGCACCGGTGTTGTCGCCGTAGGTACGCTGCAACGCTTGGAGCTGTGCGATGGCGTCTTTTTTCTTTAGCCCGCTTGACTCAAGCGATTGTGCGTATTTGATGACGCCGGCCTCTGCGCCGATAACCGCCATCGTGGCGTTGATTTGAGCAGTGGCAAGATCGCTCTCGGCCTTGATTACTTGGGGCGAGCCTGCCGCATAATTTGCTTGTGCATCCGTGAGCGCGACTTGCTTTTCCGTTACGTTGACGTTGGCGTCGGCGATGCGTTGCGTCGATGCGATTAGTCCAACGGCTCCACCGGTGATTGAGAGCGTAAGTAGTCGTCCTTCGTCGGTGGATTCGTTTACGTCGCGCTGGGAACTAGCTACATCTTTATTAGCCCCGTCGAGGTCTGACTGTGCATCCCGCTGTGCCTTTACTGCGGCCGTATAATCTTGGCTATTGGTCTTTCCTCTACTAAACAAATCTACGACTACGGCCTTAGTCTCGGCTAGTGTTTTTTCTTTGTCTGACAGAGTAGCAACCTCGTCACCGGTTCCCTTGAATATCGACCCTAACGTCCTGACGGCGGCGGCCGCCCCCCCAACGCCCGGGAGCATGTTCACGAACGTGTCTTTCGCTGCGCCCATGACGGTACTGCCGGCGAAGTCGCCAATCGAATCGCTAACGGAATCGAACGTATCCCTCAGTGTTGCTATAACCCGAATACCGTCAGCAACGTTATTGAATAGAGCGGTCAGGGCGGGTGCCGCAACCGTTCCGGCCATCACCTTTACTTCCCGCATAGCGTCGTTCATGTTGTCGATGGCTAGGTCGTATTCGCGCGCCTGAATTAGCGCAGCGTCATCGAGGATCTGTCCTTTAGGTACGTTCTCGAAGAACTTCCTAAGCCCGGCACCGCCCTTCTCTAGGACGTCAACAAGTTCGGTACCGACTCGCTTGCCAAATACAGCGGTGAGCATGGCTGCACCTTCGGCCCCGCCACCGAGTTCTTTATACTTGTCGGCGACGTTGCCGAGTACTTTAGTGAAGCCGAGTTGCTTGTCTTCACTATCCCTCGTCTCAATTCCGAAGGTTTTAAACGCTCCGCCGCCTAAAAGGGCAGCGTCGCTCATTCTCTTAAATCCCTGAGTGGCTTTAGGGGCGCTGATATTAAAGTCGTCAAGAACCGCAACGAGTCGTGAAGAATCCTCTGCCGAAGCGCCCGTAGCGTTCTTAACCAAAATAATTGACAAACCCAAATCACGAAACTCGTCGGCCGCTTTCTTGGCCCCTGCAAATAGGAAAGCGCCAGCGACGGCTCCACCAAATAGTTTGCTAGCCACGCTGGCGTTAGCAATTGAATTCTTTAGCGAGGCGAACATGCCTTGACCGGCAGCGCCGGCGCCGGCGACTTCAGCCGCCGTTCCTTTGGCGACTAGACCAACTTTTTCTAACTCTCTTACTGCACCGGTTCCGTCGCCTCTAATGATAAGGCTAAGGGTATCTGAGAAGCCCATTATCCTACTCCAAATCCGGCGGCGAGTGATGCGCGTAAACTTGCTTCATATGCTTTCTTAACGGCAGGTCGAGAGGCGTTCGCACCTTTGGCGAACGGCTGATTGCCTGAGCGCCCGGGGTGCATGAACGGGCCTCGGCGGACGTTGCCGTCGCTGAAGGCCACGAGTTTCCCTGATTCAGGTGATCCTCGTCGGCTTTTAACGAGACCTATCTGGTGAGCCTTTGCCCCTTTTTCTACGATGGTCCAGAGACCCTTCGGTCGTGCTGACACCTTCGCTACGGGGAAACTCCCGAATCGTCCGGGGAAACTCTTAACGTCGTAACCGACGCCCAGCTTCACCGTGGCACCTTTGCGCCTAACGTTCTTTAGGCTCTTGGGCGCGCCGAACAGAATCGCCCGCTTGGCCGTTAAGGCGGCGGCGTTGGTGGCGGCGAGCTGGGCGCGTGAGTACGTTGTGGCGAACCGATGGGTCTTAGTTGCGAGTTCCGTCACACCAAGTAACTGCATTTTCGGTGCGATCATGAATCATCCCAACTGGCTTGAATTAGCGCCAAATCGCGCAACGTGAATTCCTCTCGCACCTGACGAGGGGTTAAGCAGAACGGCGGTCGACCGAGAATTACGATCCAAGCGTCTAGAGGTCGGCCGCCTGCGGAGGGACTGAATCAGCAAACTCCGTGGGTAGGTCGTCATCGACTAACTGGAATAACGCAATCAACTGCCGTGCGGTGTAGGACTCGGCGACGGTTTCGTCGAGTCCGGAGGCAACCTCTTTGACCAGTGCTTGTGCTACTGGAATTTCGATGAGCGGTCCGTCAAGGACTTGCGCCCACGACACGTCGCTCTTTTTGGCAATCTCGTCAATCTTTGCGATTGGTAGATCGCGCAACTCGAACGGAGGCTTGCCCGGGAAAGTTATCGCCCAGACTTGTCCCACCACTAACCGATCTTGGTGATTACGCTTGCCGCAGCGAAGTTACCGCTGACTTTCGCAGCGTCAGAGACACTGGTGTCGACAGAGAAGTCGAAGCCGGCGGTGCCGAACCAATAAGTTCCGGTGGTGGCAGTGGTCGGGTAGAGGTAGAATTTTCTCGCAACCCCATCAACGGCCGCACTCCACATTTGAGCGGTTTCCGAATCGTAGAATCCCGAGAAGCTGCCCTTGAAGTCTGGCAGCCCGGACACGGTTACTTTTTGTGTGTCACCATAGGCCGTTACGTCGACATCATCCGTAGACGCGTCGAAGCTCCAGCTTGAGAGAAAGGCTACCGGCTCGGCGACGCCTCCACTAGCAATTCCTGCATACAAGCGCCCGGCGCGCCCATGAATTCTGGCCACTTGGCCCTCCTAAGAGTTACGCTAGAGGCGCTCTAGCAAGCGACGAGCAGAATGCTCGAAGGTGCGTTCAGCCACCGCTGCTCTTGCGAGCGTGGCGACTTTGTTTCTTTCGTCATCATGTCCAAGCCACCAACGAAGTTGGTCGCTCGCCTCGGCCGACGACGAGAAACTTGGAAGCACTCCAAGTACCTCGTCGCTTTCCGGACGTGGATCACGAAGGAAGAATGTTCCACAGGCGGCTAGTTCCACTTCGCGCGGCCCCATCGCCCAACCGGTTTCTAGCTCCGGTCGTTCCGATTCTTTTCGGTAGATGTTGATCGACGATTTGGTCGACTGGTAGAACTCGACGGCCTCGGTGTTGTCGATACACCATTCTTTTTTATGAACGAGGCGCTTGGCTATGTCGGAGTCGTCCTCTACGCCTTGCCAGTTTCCGCCGAACTTGGCGTCGATGTCGCCGAAGTCCATTCCGTTAAAGAACTCGATGCGTGACGGGTAGCCGGTGCCGCAGAAGAAGAAGTCGCTACTTAGTTCGGGATTGACTGCGCCGGGTTTGTGGATTTCGGGGTCAAACGCGTGCGGGGCGTAGTGGGTGTTCGGCTGGACTTTGCGGAACCGCTCGATGTTCTGCGGGTCGTTAAGCAGAACCATGTCGTAGAACGGGGCTTTGAGAATCTGCTTATCGTCCTCGTACGGCGATTCAGTGCAAAGTAGAACTAGTTTATGGTTCCGGCTTCTCATCAGTTTTAGGATTTCGGGGTGGATGTAAAACCCGCTTGTAATCCAGACGACATCCGGCCAGTAGGCATAAAGCGCCGTTTGTAGCGATTCAACCGCTAAGCGTATCGCGCTCTCGCTGTCGAAGGCAGGTTTCCACCGCCCGTTTTTCTTTAGTCCTACCGCTGAAAAAAGATTTAAGCGATCGTCTAAATTGAAATCCGCAACAGTTACGCCGAGTTGGCGAAATGCTTTTGTCCACCCCGAGTGTACGTCCGCAACACTAAAATTCGGACCCGGCCTTACCATCAAGATTCTCAAGTTCGGCCCTCTTTTTGGCGTGGCGGGCGATATGCGCCGCTGAGATTTTGGCGCTGTGTTCGGCGGTGCGTGTAGGCTTGGCCTTGCCCTTATTGGCCTTAGAGATTTTTGCCCTAGTCTCGGCGGCGAGGACTTTCCCCATTGCGGCCGCTGACATCTTCGCGCGGGTCTCGGCGGTGTGAATATACCCCTTCGAGTATGTATTACCGATGCCGGCAACCGAGATTTTCGCTCGCGTCTCAACAGTAACGACGTGACCCATTTTAGCCGCCGACATATTCGCCTTGGCCTCGGAGGTATGAACCCTACCTATATTAACCGCCGATAGTTTCGCCCTAGTCTCGTCAGTGGGAATGTTGCCCATACTAGCCGCTGACATTTTAGCCTTGGCCTCGGGAGTATGGACATGGCCCTTATGGCTCGTGTTGCCTATCGCCGACGCCGACATTTTTGCTCTTGACACTGCCGACACGACCTTGCCATCATTCCCGCCCGACTCGTTGTTGTAACCTTTAGCAGGGTCGGTGCAGTCGTACTCCGCAATATATCTACGTTCTAAAAAGTCTAACGAATCCCCGCAGCGTTCGATAATAATTCCCATGGAGAAATTATCTTCTCCGTGTTTATTCCACGAGGATTGAAGATGAGAGTTTTGGTGCTTCCCGTTTCGTAGACTGCTTTTGTGAGCGGCCCACCTGCGTGCGGCCTTCCCAACCGTTTGCCCCACATAGACTTTGCCGTTAGAGCGATTGGTAATCTTGTAGATTTGCATAGTTCACACTACCACATAACCATAACAATTCTCAACCTAGTATTTCGATTAAAAATTCTGCGCCCAAGTATTCGATGCTTGAAAAAGTGTAGACCCCGAACGAGCTGACGCCAGTTACACGGCAATTGTCCGCCGAACTGTTGAGCGTGGTATCCCCGCCGATTGCTTTGCGAATAGAATTCGCTGAGTCCGGTGAGCAGAAATCGTCCAACAGATCCTGCGCCGTTTTTATAGCGGCCCGCCCAGTGATTACCAAAATCTTCATATTTAATGTGTAACTAACGACGCCGGCGGCGGAAAAGGTATCGTCGAATACGATAAATTCGCCGTCACCCACCTGCACGATTGCAGCCGGAGTAGTCACCTGTTCCGGAATCGTGGTATAAACGCGCACGCCAATCGTATTGAGCCGCGTCTCGATGCCCGTCCGAACGGTCGCTATGTTCATTGCGAGTGTTTGCGGTACGGCTCGACCAGCGCACGCGCTGTGGGGTGCAGCGTGCTGGTAATCCGCAGCTCGCCAACGTCCGCCGATCCAGCAACTCCAAACGGCGCGTCGAGCGCCTTGAATACCATGATGCTTTGGATTAGCGTCGCTGTTTCAATGTCCATCGGAACCGCGGCGTAGCCCCATTTGGCGGTTACCTGCACCGATGCTTCGCTGCTGACCGGAAACGAATAGTCTCCGATAGCGCGAATACGGTAGGCCGGTAGCGCCGGGGTGCGGGCTAAGTTGTTGAGCGGTTCTAGCTGGTAGTCGGTAGCGGCGAGAGTATTCTCGAACGTTCCGTCAGCGCCGTCGTCGGTTTTTATGACGAGACTGGTCGTGGTGGAAATGTCGTCAGTAATTATTACGCCGGACGAATTCGCCGCGTAGACGCGGGCCTGCGCTGTTCCTTCTTGCCAAAAGTGACGGGAGCAGTAGCGGTCGATCTGGCGACTAGCGGCTTCTACCGACTTTTCGAGCATCGTGTTCTCTGACGTGTCTGTGATTTGGAGCGCGTCTTTGATATTAACGAGGGTGGTGTACCCGTTACTGATGGCCATTAGGCTCCTAAAGATTGTTGAGTCAGCAGATGCCGCGCACTACGGGCGGGTCGCCGCTAACTGGCGGGGCGTTCTTGGGTAAGAACCCGACCGCGAATGCTCCGGGGAATTCTTTGTCTTCGCGCGAATCTACGACCTTGAATCCCAAGTGGATTAGCCAGTCGCTTAAATCCTGCGGCGTGAACCGGTGGTAGTCGCTGGGGAATTCGTGCAACGGGTAGCCGGGGCCGCGGCAGGTGATGATGACGTGGCCTAGCGGTTTGATTAGTCTACGAATCTCGGCGAAGGTGGCGGCGGGGAATTCGTCGTGTTCTAGCATTTCTGTGCAAACGATTACTTCGTAACTGGCGGCTGGTTCTGGTATGAACCAGCTACTAGTTACCAAGTCAACGTTCGGGCCTTTACGAAAGTCAAGCCCGGTGTATTCGCCGGCGAACCATTTCTTGTTGTTGCCGTTCACGTCGAGCGAGCCTATGTCTAGGGTCTTTTTATTCTCTAGCTTTAGCTTAGTGACCCACTCGCCAACGTATCCGTCCGCTGATCCATGCATTAGGTGGATTCCTCGGCAAGTTTTACGGGTCCACCGAAAGCGATATACATTTCCTCGGTGAGTAGATATTGTTTTCGATGCGCGCACGATATAGCGGTGTTGATAAAGATCGGGAACCCTGCGGCTCGGCAGACGAGAGAAAACGTAAGGTCTTCGGAGACCCATCGTTCACTACCGTCTTTGCCCTCTATCACCTGCTCGTAGAACCACGGGAATTGCTTACCGTTGCGTGTCTTTTCTAGGACGCTACGGTGAACTAACAACATCCCGGTTGGCGCGGCGGCTACCTCGAACATCGTGTTTTGTTGGTACTTCTTCACCGACTCGAAGATGGTGTTTTCGTCGAACTGGAAAATCAAGGGTCTAAGCGAAGGTATTACCGCTTCGGGCGCTGCTTCTTGAGCGAAGTAGAGACCGGAAACTATTGGTCGTTTCTTGGCGTCGGCAGATTCTAATAAACCCGCCACTGCGTCCGGAGCGAATAGGATGTCGGTATCCACCATCCATAGCCACTCGTTGTCGGATTCGTCAAGGAACCGCTCGGCGATGGTGTTACGGGACTTGGATACATTGGCCCCGGAGTTTGCTTGTATGCGGTCACCGAATATGTCCGGCGTAGCGCGAAGCGCGTCCATCATGCAGCCAGCCCATTGGCTGTCCACGTCGCCGTTGCTAATCCAACTGAAAGCGATCACGATTTCTTAGTGCGCTTTACCGCCTTTGGGCGTACTGCTCGTTCCGCTTTTGGTGTGGCGGTGGCGGTTTCGACTTCGTGGACGTAGGGCGCTTCGTCGGTGACGACAATTCCTAACTTGCGAAGCTGCAACGCTACCGCTGCCGCGCGTTCCGGCAGATTACGGTTTATGTAGCCTTCGCGTTCAAGAAGTAGTTCTTTGACAAGACTCATGTAGTCCTTTCGGAGGCGAGCTGGTAGGCGGCCGAGGGCCTAAAAGGAGTTAAAAACCCCCGACCGCGTTTCCAGTTTAGTTATTTATTGACTAGAAGGTAGGAGCTGCGAGGCCCGTTCCAACGATTCGTGCAACTGCTTTCGGGTAACGCCCGGCGGTGAAGGCCGAGTAACCGTAGACGAGAAGCTTGACGGTCAGCGAACCGGCCGTAGTCTCCTCGAAGCGTAATTGCAACGGAGTGTTCGGAGTTTCCCACAAGTGAATGTCACTTGAACGAACCACTAGCACAACGTCTTCGGTCCCGGAAGTGTTGGAAGCGCCGCTCGACCATGTGGTCGGAAGTGACGCATCTGTAATAACGGGAAGTCCGAGCAACGAACCAACAACTTGACCATACGCGTTGCGGTCATTCGCACCTGACGCGTTTGTAGGCGCGTAGGCGTTAGGAACCACTAGCGGACGCTTAGTTGTGTCGACACCTGCGGTGAACCATCCCCAACGAACTGGGTGCATCACGATTAGGTCTGCGGGCAGGTAACGGTTGCTGTTGACTTTCTGGATTGCGTCGGCGAGTTTCGGCACAATTTCCGCAACGGTAGGACTCTCATCCGTGTAAGTCACGGAGTTGATACCCGAAGTCGGAATTACACCGAGGTGCGTTCCGCTGGTTCCGGCGTCGTTGAGAATACCGCGATTCAATTCCGTGTGGTACGAAGACACTAGGTCTGCGAATATAATGGAATCGATCGAGGAAGTTCCTCGTTCTAATAGCTGCCGTGACAAGTCTTGCTGACCGGCAATTGTACGAACATCCACGGTGAGCAGAGTGTCGTCAAAATTGGTCTCTTGTGCACCAGTGTTCTGTGTCTCTTGCACCGCTGTCGCAGTTCCGGTAGTACCCCGTGAAATGTTCAGGGTCATTCCCTCGGCAGGCAATGGCTGGGAGTCAATCGCGTTAGCGAAGGGCCGTCCAGCGCGTGCCAACTCGGCAAACTGTGAAGTGAGGTACTGCGGGACTACGAGTCCTGCAAAAGCAGAAGTACCGATGTCACGGCGCTCAATTGCTTCTTCGGACTGGTGGCGGGCAATTCTCTCACTCGCTTGCGGCGATCCGTTACGGGCAGCGAACGCGTCGGTGAGGAAACTGTTTTCCCCGCCGGCGTTGTAGGTGCGCGCTTCGGATTTTACGACTATCGGGCGGACCGCTGATTCCTGAGGAGCAGTACGCTCTTCGACGGCGATGGCGTCGCGCTTGGCGATGTCTTCGAGGTCGGCGATTTGCTCGTCAAGCGAACGGATTTCCGCGTGACTGGCTTTGATTTTTTCTGATTCCTCATCGGTCAAGTCGATGTCGGCTTCGGCTGCGGCATCGAGTGATGCGCGAACTTCTGCCAGCAAGTCGTTGCTGCGAGAAACCAGTTTGTCTAGGTAATCCATAGTTGGATTCCTTTCTGGTTTGAGTTTTATTGGGTGCGACTTAGGTGAAGGAAACGTGGCGAGGCTTTCGCGTGCCGGGGTTTCTTGCGAGCTAGTCGGGTGGTGCGGTTTTAGCGACTGCGGCTGATTTCCAAGTATTCTTGTTCAGCGGCTAGTCGTTTTGAGATTGAGATCGGTTCCGGTTCCGGCGCTGGTTCTTCGGCCGGCTTCCGGCTGCGGATTGTTGCGAGGGTTTCAGAATATGCGGGATAGGTGACAACGCTTACGTCGAACAACTGAACTTCCTCCAGCGTGCGGAACGAACGATCCTCGTTCCACGAATCCGCAATAGTGCGAAAGGCGAATGACATCTGATCTATGTCGCCCCGCTTGACGGCGGAGATCACGCTACGCGCTATCGGGCTATTCGGGTCTAAGTCGGCTTCGACTTTAAGGCCGACCGAATCTTCTTCAAGGCTAAGCGTTCCCGATTTGCTACGCGCTAGCGGGAGACCTTCGTGGTCGAATAGTAAACGGACATCTGCGCCCATTCCTAGCGTGCGCTTAAACGCGCCCGGAGCGATGCGCTCGGTGAACCCACCGAGGTCTTCGCTGTCGCTGTTAAACATAGCGGCGTAGCCAACGAGAGTGTTGCTCTCGGCGTCTGTCCGTAACTCGACGTTGGTGAAGAACGCTCGACGCGTCTCCGCCTCGATTGGTTCGGTGTCGGCGATCCATGTGGTTGAACGTGGCTCGTCTACGACGATGGTCGTTCCGGCGATACCGGCCTCCGACAATATCGCCGGAACTTCTAATTCTTTAGACATAGTTATCTCCATTGGTCAATATTCCAGTCAAGTAGCGGGGACTCGGTGCGAGTCTCGCGGCGGTACGTCCCGCCCCATTTGCGAATGTAGTTTGCCTCGGCATTCTTAACCATCGCCTTTAGATCCCACTTCATGTCGGCAACCGTTGTGTGGTCGAGATGCGTCATCGGTCCGTCGGCCTCTAGTATTTCGATGCCGGCAAGGAGCGAACGTCTCTCAAAATCTGTATCTTCGTGGTAGGCCGGGACGCCGATGCCTTCGTCGAATAGTCCGACTTTGGAAATGACGTTGGCGCCAATAGTGAAGGCTGCCCATCCCTTGCTGCTGGTGACGATGCGATTCGGCGAAGAATGTTTGACCAAGTTCTTGAGTGCCGTTGGTTGAAATTCGATGTCGTAGTTTGCTATGAGCCACCACGCGGCGCGCGGTGTTGATTTGATGATTAAGTTCCAACTTGCTGCGACGCCGATGTTGTTGGGCATCTGCACTATGTCTACGGTTTTAGCGGATGTCCGAATTTCTTTAACTACTTGGCCGTTGTCAATTATGATTAAGTGGTCGATTGGTTCCGTCACCGAATCGAGCATGTTGTTGAGCAGGTCGGGGCCGGTTAGAACCGGAACACCCAAAACCGGAATCACTCCGGAGGTTTAACGTCGGTCCCCGGAGACTCTGGAATACCGCCTGCATTGATAATAAATTCGTCGCCACCGGGATAAGGTTCCCTGTTTTCGAGAGACCTAATCTCGTTGGGACTCAAAAGACCGTTAGACAAGGCCAACGAATAAGACTGGTAGCGGCTAAGCGTATCGGCTCGTAGGTAGGCGTCGGCATTAAACTTCACCGTCTGCTTGCCCGGCAGGATTGACGAGATTCCTTGCTCGATCTTCTGCATCCACGGAAGGAGCGTGTACCGAACGAAGTTGATGCCGGCCGACTCGACGTTTTGATAAGTCTGTCCGTCGCCTTGCGCCGCGATTAGGTGCGAGGGTACGCGGTAGACGCGCGCGATGTCAAAGACTAACTGGGCGCGGGTTTCAAGCATCTGGGCGTCGGCGGCGGATACGTTCACCGCTCGCCACTTTAGTCCGCCACTTAGTACCGCAGTGCGGCGGCGACGGCCGTTGAAATCTTGCCAACCTTCGCCGAGTTCGTTGCGTTGCTCTACGGTTAGATTATTGTCGGTCTCAAGAACGCTCGATGGGATGCCGCCTTCGCCGTAAAACTGTGCGAGGTAGCGTTGCATCGCTAATTGCAAGCCGATCACGTTCTTATTCACTTGGAGCGGCGACACTCCGAGAATTGCTCCCGGCATCGTCAGCCACGAAAGGTGTAGCAGATTGCTACTGTCGAAAGTTGCGCCGCCTACGCTGAAAATCATTTGTTTGGTCATAGTGTCACGACTAACACTAACGCCCTGCGGGTCTAGGCAACGCAGTTCTACCGGCATGGCGCGATTGTCGCGGGCGTAGGCTATGAAGGCGTTTCCGTGAAGTGCCAACGAGGTCACGACCTCGGTAACGAACTGGTAACGCAGCTGGTCGACGTTGGGTCTAATTAGTACGCTAGGTGTGTCTAGTGGCTCGCGTCGCTCTCCGACTTCGCGGAATGATCCCCACGGCATCCCCGCTATACTGTCTGCGATGATGCTGACGCATGCGAATACAGTGCTGACCCCTAATGCGGATACGTCCGTTACTGCCTCGCCGGAAAAGTTATACCCGCCGCCGCGTTGCCTCGCTAGAAGTTCGCCGAGCGTCGGGTCGGCACCGCTACGTTTTTCGGACCGAAAGCGGTCGAATAATCCCATGAAACTCCTAAATAAATGTGATCGCTGGCTGCGAAGTCGCTCCGGCGAATGTGGCTCGGTCGAACGCGATGATGGCAGCGATTCCGAGGTCGATTTTTCTGTTCGACGTGGTTGATTCTTTGGTGGGCCGCATCCCGCGACGATCATTCTTTAAAACCATGTTTGCTATGTGTCTATTCATCCGAGGGTCATTGTCGTGCGTGACTTGCTCGTCTAAAACTGCATCGTAAAAAGACTGCCACGCCGGAATTATTCGGGCGAGTGAGCCGGTCGGCCATTCAACCACAGGGAGCCCAATATCTTCGAGTGCTTGGAGGGATTTTTGCCAACGGTATGGATCGCAGACCACCTCTACGACTCGATAAGTTCGACACGCTT